ACAGGAGACCCTGCACAAGTTAGTAACTTATTCTTTTCTGCTCCTACTGCAGAAACCGATTTTAGTCCTGCTAATGGTGGTGGAGTTATAAATGTAGGTTTTGAGATAGTTGCTATAAAGAAGTTTCGTAACGTACTATACATATTTGGTACAAATAATATTAAAAGATTAGTAGGAGAAAACTCTGCTAACTTTACGTTAGAAACAGTTACTTCAAACTTAGGGTGTCTAGCAACAGATAGTGTGGTAGAATTAGGTGGTGACTTACTATTCTTAGCACCTGACGGTATTAGACCTATTGGTGGTACAGCAAAGATTGGTGACGTTAATCTTGAAACAATTTCTAAGAATATACAGTCTACAGTTACAGGGATAATAAACGCAGAAGACTTAACTACTCTCTCGTCTGTAATAGTTAGGAGTAAGTCACAGTTTAGATACTTATTTTCAGGGTCTTCTTCTCAAGGAATATTAGGAGGACTGAGAGAAAAAGGTGGGAATATATCTTTTGAGTTTACTCAAACTTTTGGTATAGAATGTACATGTGCAGATAGTGGATATATAGGTCAAGAAGAGTTTATAATACATGGACAATCTAATGGTAAAGTATATAGACAAGAATCTGGTAATGCTTTTGATACGAGTAATATATTAAGTATATTTAAAACTCCTTTTATCTATATGGATAATCCAGAGCAAAGAAAAACTTTTTATAATGCTTCTACCTATATGAGTGCAGAGGGTAACTTTTCGATAGCATTGTCTGTAACATATGACTACGATAATACAGATGTAGCAACTCCTGATAACTTATCGCTTTCTACTTCAAGTCCGGGAGCATTTTTTGACAGAGGAACAAACGTGGCTGTTTTTGATACTAGTGATATATTTGATGGTAATCCATCTCCTGTGGAGTCTGTTACTTTTTCTGGTTCAGGTAAAGCACTAGCTCTTACGTATGTTACAGATGATAAAAATGAAAGTCACAGTATACAGGGATTTACAATTACTTATGGATTGGGGGATGTAAGGTAATGGCAGGTTATGCAAGGACAAATACTGCAGATATTCAGTCAGGTCAGGTTGTAAAGTCTGCTCCGATTAATGCAGAATTAAATGCAATCGTTACAGCATTTGCATTCAGTGGTGGACATAACCATGATGGTTCATCTACTGAGGGTGCATATGTAGGACTTATTGCAGATACTGATGCTTTAAATAAAGTTGTAGTTGACACAAGTAATAATAGAGTAGGTTTCTTTAGTGAAGTTAGCAGTGCTGCAGTTGAGCAAATAAGAATACAAGATGGTTCTATACTTCCTGTCACAGATAATGATATAGACTTAGGTGCTTCAGGCACAGAATTTAAGGACTTGTACCTTGATGGTACAGCCCATGTAGATACCCTAGACGTAGACGAGAATGCCACTATAGCAGGAACTTTGGGGGTTACAGGGGCTGTTACAGCTAATGCAGGGGTTGTAGTAGATAATATAACTATTGATGGCACAGAGATAGATTTATCATCTGGAGACTTGACATTAGATGTTGCAGGTGATATAATACTAGATGCAGATGGAGCAGATGTTCTTTTAAAGGATGCAGGAACACAATATGCTGCTCTAACAAATAGTTCAGGTAATCTTATAATAAAGTCTGGTAGCACTACAGCATTAACATTTAGTGGTGCTAATGTTACTGCAGCAGGTGAAGTCTCAATGACCACCTTAGATATAGGTGGAACAAATGTTACCTCTACTGCAGCTGAGTTAAACATTCTTGATGGTGTAACTGCAACTACCTCTGAGTTAAACATTATGGATGGAGTTACTGCTACTACATCCGAACTCAATATTATGGATGGGGTAACATCTACAACAGCAGAACTTAATATAGTAGACGGTGATACTTCAGCTACATCTACTACTGTCGCAGATGCTGACAGAGTAGTAATGAATGACAACGGTACTATGGTACAAGTTGCTGTAACAGACTTAGCTGCATACTTTGATGATGAGATTACAGCCATGCCTAATCTTGTTACAACAGCGGCTACAACTGTAGGTGCATTAGATAGTGGTTCTATTACATCAGGCTTTGGTAATATAGATATTGGTTCTGATAATCTTACAGCAACAGGTACAGTATCTTTAGGTGCTACATCTTTTAACGATAACGCTATCACTAATGTAGGTGACATTGCCCTTGACTCTATCAGTGCAGATGGCACAGACATCAATGTAGCTGTATCTGATAACTCAGCAACAGCATTTACGATTAAACAAGGTTCTGATGCTTATTTAATTATTGACACAGCTAATAGTAGTGAGTCAGTCTCTATTGGTACAGGCATCTCAGGTACAGCCATAACAATAGGACATGGTACTTCTGAAGTAACAATAGGTGATAATCTTACTGTTACAGGAAACTTAACAGTTAGTGGAACACAGACAGTTGTAGATACTGTCACAATGAATGCACAGAATGCTATTGTATTTGAAGGTGCTACTGCAGATGCTCACGAAACAACACTAACAATAACAGACCCTACTGCAGACAGAACTATAAAGCTACCTAATCAATCTGGAACATTACCAGTATTAGCTGCAGACAGTGATACAGCAATTACTTCTACTCCTGCAGAATTGAATATATTAGATGGTGTGACAGCCACAACTGCAGAACTTAATATTCTTGATGGTGTAACATCTACTGCTACTGAACTTAACATAGTAGATGGTAATACATCAGCAACATCAACAACAGTAGCTGACGCAGACAGAGTTGTTTTAAACGATAATGGCACAATGGTTCAGGTAGCTGTTACTGACCTTGCAGCATATTTTGATGACGAAATAACTGCAATGCCTAACCTAGTAACTACTGCTGCTACTACAGTTGGAGCATTAGACTCAGGTAGTATTACAAGTGGCTTTGGCACAATAGATACAGGGTCTTCTACAATAACAACTACAGGTCTTATTACAGGTGGCTCTCTTGATATAGATGATGTTCTAATCAATGGCTCTACAATAGGACACACAGATGATACAGACCTTATTACTTTAGCCAATGGTGTTGCAACAGTAGCAGGTGAATTATCTGTAACTACTCTTGATATTGGTGGTACAAACGTAACAGCAACTGCTGCAGAACTTAATGTATTAGATGGCATAGCGTCTATAGACACAGATATAAGTTCTGTATCAGGTAGTGATGACACCCTAGCTTCTGCTAAAGCTATTAAGACTTATGTAGATGATAACAGAAATGTGACAGGTCTTAATGCTACAGGTGCTGAATTAAATACTGTCGCTGATAACTCTGCAATAAGTGTTGACACAAGCACAGCCGTTGCTAACAATGATGGTATCTTAATGTTTGATACATCAGCTACTGCAGCAAAATACTTTGACGTAGATTTGTTAGATACATACTTTGCAGGTACAACAAAGACTCTAACTAACAAAACACTTACTGCTCCAAAGTTTGCTGATGGTGGATTTATAGCTGATGCTAACGGTAATGAACTTATTATGCTACAGACTGCTTCTTCTGCAGTTAATCAATTAGAGGTAACAAACTCAGCCTCAGGTGGTTCAGTAGTTGTAGGAGCATCAGGAGATGACTCAAACATAGATATTGACATATCACCAAAAGGAACAGGTGAAGTTAATATAGCTGCGAGTAACTTAAACTATGGAGGAACAGCAGTTACTTCTACAGGTGCAGAGTTAAATTTAGTTGACGGTTCTTCTGCAGGAACAATAGTAAATAGCAAAGCAGTCATCTACGGTTCTAGTGGTGAAGTCAATGCTACTACTTTACAAATAGGAGGAACTTCTATAAATGCTACTGCTGCGGAGTTAAATATTATGGACGGTGGTACAGCTGCTTCATCTACAACTCTTGCAGATGCAGATAGATTAGTAACAAACGATAATGGAACAATGAAGCAGGTTGCATTAACAGATTTAAAAACATATTTAACTAGTGCAGGGTTTACTACAGATGACCCCACCGCACTTGCGATAGCCCTCGGATAGTTAGGAGAAAGAGATGGCAAATACATTTAGAGTGGTAACATTCGCAGCAGAGCCAAACGCTGCAGGTACACCTTATACTATTTATACAGTCCCCGGAAGTACAACAACCGTTGTAATTGGATTAATATTAACTAATATACACACTTCTCAAGTAACAACAGAAGTTGAGCTTGTTAGTACTACATCAGGTGGTGGTAGAGCCGCAAACAATGGAACTTCTTTTTTAGCTAAAGATGTGCCAATACCTGTAGGGTCTTCACTAGAATTATTATCAGGTGGTAAGGTTATACTAGAAACTGGAGATTTATTAAGAGTAGATTGCTCAGTAGCGGATAAACTTTCAGGCACACTTAGTATCATGGAGATAACATAATATGCCATATATCGGAGTAGAACCAGAGTCTAACTTTCAAACTGCTCCTGCTGTTGTTAGGTTCAGTGGTGATGGTTCAGACACTACATTTGACTTAGGTAGAACGATTGGCTCTGTACAAGACATACTTGTATCTGTAGATGGTGTTGTACAGGATACTACAGCCTATAGTGTACCTGATGGTTCAACATTAACATTTACTGCTGCACCTTCTTCTAACTCAGGTAATAATATCTTTGTATACTTCCTAGAGGTAGGTGGAGCTACAGTAACACCTGCAGCAGAAAACAAAGGTAACTTTAAAAATGGTGGTATGTTTAGAACTAATGCACAAAGCATGGATATAAGCACAACTATATTAGCCACAGAAAATGCTACAGCTACAGGAACATTAGCCATAGCTTCTGGTGTGACACTAACTATTGAATCAGGTGGGAGGCTAGTAGTACTATGAGTACAGTAAAAGTAGATACAATACAGACTACTGGTGGTGTTTCTGAAATAGCCATAGATAAACTCAAGGGTGTATCTTCTGCTAGTTCTATAAGTGTTGTAGGTGAAGGTGGTAGTACCACGACTAATCTACAACAGGGTTTGGCTAAAACTTGGACTTGTTACAGTGGTGCAGGTGTTGATGGCACTGCTGATATGACAGGTAATAGAGATAGTTTTAATGTTACTAGTTTAGTAGATGGTGGAACAGGTCTTTATACTACAAATATGACTAATGTATTTAGTAACAATGATTATGCTTTTACTTACTGTGGAGCGCAGAGTGGAGCAGAAACAACTTATCAAATGGGTACAGCAGATGCAGGTATAACAAGTCATCAAATACAACTTAAAAATGCGGCAGGTACAGTTACCGACAGAAACTATGTTTGTGGTGCATTTCACGGAGATTTAGCATGAGTACAGTATTACTAAACACACTCACAGGCAAAACCTCCGCAGGGTCTATTGATGTGACAGGCGAAGGTGGTTCTACAACTACGAATATGCAAAGTGGTTTGGCAAAAGTTTGGTGTTTACTAGATGGAACAGGCACTATTGGTGTAACTGATAGTCTCAATATTGCATCTGCCACAGATAATGGCACAGGTGATTACACCACTACAGCTACAAATGCTTTCGGCAATTCAACTTATGTTTGTTGTGCCACATCTGGTCAAAACTCTGGTGACCAAATATCTGCTAATAATCAAGGTGCTGCTAGAACAACAACAGCAATTAGAACGCAATGTCAACGCAGTACATCTGACTCTGCACTTGACTGCGATTTTGTTGAGACTATTCGTATGGGAGACTTAGCATAATGGTAGCACATGGAACAATAGCATTTGACACGCTCACAACGTCTGACCAAAAGAAAACAGGCACTGAGAAGTCACTAGATACGAGCTATCTTTATAATGGTTCTAGTAAAGTATGGGCATATTTTAAACAAGCGTCTTCTACAGGAGGTGCTGAAGATAGTTTAAATGTGAGTTCTATTACTGATGATGGAGCAGGAGATTTTGATGTAAACTATACTAGTTTGATGGCAAATGATGATTATGCTACAGCCCAACACTCAGATGCAGTTGGAAATAATCTTATGACTAATAGAACACCAGTTGAAGGTTCATCATACTCTACTAGCTTACTGCGTTTTATGCACTTTGAAAATGCTTCTCTTGTTGATGCAACAGCAGCGTCTGTACAAATTGTAGGAGAATTAGCATGATAGAAACACCAGAATTTCAAGGCACACACTTATGGGAGCGTCTATGTTGGGCAAAGGAAAAGCTAGAGCCTTACAGGAGCGAGTACTGCATAGTATGGGAAGACCCTAACGATATGGAAAACCCTGCTAAAGTTACACACCCAGACCCTAACTGGATGGCTTGTGCATTACAGGGTGGGATACTACCACCAGTACAATCCTATTGGGAACTAAAGAAGGATGAAAACAAGCCTGACTTTGTAAAACATACTAGAGGCCCAGAGCTTCTACACAATATGAAACCTATTGACGCTATGACAGAAGAAGAAGCAATAGAGTATTTAATAATGAAGGATATACCAGAACATGTGTGGAGAGATTGGGATAAGTCCAATAAGCCACGCTTAGTAATTTGCCAAAAGTCACAACTCCCTGCATCTAGGGAATGGAGAAACGCTTGGCAGATAAGTGATGAACTCACTGTTGAAACTGAAGCCGCATAAAGGAGTATTAACTATGGCAAAAACTTATATTACAGACATGGATGGCAAGACTGTTGATGCGTCTACTGTAAGCAAACCATCTGACAGGCACTTCAGAGGAGCATGGAAGCTCTCTGGTAGTGCTATATCAGAAGACATGACTAAAGCTAAAGAAATCTTTAAGGACAAGATTAGAGAGGTACGTAAGCCTCTACTAGAAGCTGAAGATGTAGTGTACATGAAGGCACTAGAAGCTGACGATGCTTCAGCTAAGACTGCAAGTGTCGCTAAGAAGAAAAAACTTAGAGATGCACCTGCTGCTTCCGCTATTGGTAGTGCTGACACTATAGCTAAACTAAAAGCCGCTTGGGATACAAGCACATTGGGTGACAGCCCTTACGCATAAGGATAAGTAAATGGCACTGACCAATTTAACAATAGGTTCAACTGTAGATAGTGAAGGTGGCTCTGCTACTACTAATCTTGTACAGGGGTTGGCTAAAATGTGGATACAGCTAAATGGTAATACAGAAGCTGTGGCTGATAGTTTCAATGCAGGAAGTGTGACTGATACTGCTGATGGACAAAAGACAGTAGCCATTACTAATGATATGGCTAACACAAATTATAGTACTATGTGTCAAACTAATAGTAGCCATAGTGTAGTTCCAGGGTCAGGTATAGCTACTGGTTCAATACGGCTAGATGGAAAAAATGATAGTCACACACACGCAAACAATGGTACTTTTATGGGTTTGATACACGGAGATTTAGCATAATGCCATATATAGGTAAAGCACCAAAGAACTCAGTCCGTAGTCGCTTCACATACCAAGCGACAGCAGGACAAACATCATTCAGTGGCAGTGATAGTAACTCGCTAACACTTAGCTATGTGGATAGCTTGTATATGGACGTTTATCAAAACGGAGTGTTACTTAAAGCAGGTACAGACTACACAGCTACGACAGGTACAACTGTAGTGCTAGTTAGTTCTGCATCAGCAAATGACGTAGTAGAGATGGTAGTCTATGATGTGTTTGACGTAGCTAATAGCTACACTAAGTCTGACTCAGATGCACGTTATCCATTCTTAGGCAATAATTCAATCATCAGAACTAATGGCAACTCTATCAGCACAGACATTACAATAGACAGCAGTACAAATGGATTATCAGCAGGACCAATTACAGTAGGTTCTTCTAGCACTGTAACTGTTGCAGGATACTGGAGTATAGTATGAGTAGTAAACTTTTAGTTGACAATATAGAAGGTAGAACAGGTCAAGGCTTTCTAACACCTGATAGACCTGCTTTTTCTGCATTTATGTCTTCAAATCAGAGTAATCGTAGCACTAATACAAACCATACAGTTGATTTTGATTCAACACTATTTGATATAGGAGGTAATTTTAATACAAGCACTTTTAAGTATATTGTGCCTAAAACAGGTATTTATCAGTTTAATGCTAATATTAGGATAGATGATATAGATACTGCTACTGATTATATAAGAGTAAGTCTTATTGTTACTAGCGATGCAGGTAGCGGTGGAAGTAAAGCATATAGAGCATATCGTTCAGGGCAGTCTTTTGCGGCAGATTCTGCTCATTGGGGAGTCGATATAAGTCAACTCGTAAAAGCAAACGCAAGTTCAGAAGTTTACGTAGAGTTTTTTACATATGATGGTACTGCTCAAACAGACATAATATCTAATGATAGCTATTTTAGTGGCTTTTTAGTGGGGTAACAGATGGCAAGTGAATTAAGGGTAGACAAAATACATAACGAAGGTGGAGACAATGATAGCGGAATTGACCTCTCAACCAATGACCAGATAGTTCTCAAGACTGCTAACACTACTCGTTTAACTATGAACGCTACAGGTCAGACCACGATTGTTGGTGAAGGTGGTACAACTACGACTAGTGTACAACAAGGGTTAGCTAAGTGTTGGGGTAAAGTAAGTGGAGCAGATACTACCGTAGATGATAGTTTTAATTTAACTTCATCAACAGATACTGACACTGGAGCAAAAACTTTAAGTATAGCTAATGATATGAGCAATGCAAATTATAGCACTACCGCTATGGTTTTCTTTAGTTCAGGAGCAGGAAATGGTATGCACCCTTATATAGATGCTACTTATAGTGCTAGTCAGTTTAGAATA